CATCAGCAGAAGATGGGGTTTGCGAATGGTAGCCAGATTACTTCGATGCCTTCGGCATCCGATCCTGCTCGAGGCGAGTCAGCGACGCTGGTTGTGGTTGACGAATGGGCGTTCCTCCCTAACGCTGAAGAGGCGTGGGCTTCTATAGAGCCGGTTGCCGACGTTGGCGGTCGCATCATCGGCCTGTCGACCGCTAACGGGTCGGGAAACTTCTTCCACGGACTGTGGGTAGGTTCGACGACTGGTGCGAACAAGTTTGAACCAATGTTTTTTCCGTGGTCTGCGACCGAGGACCGCGGGCCGGCATGGTACGAAGAGAAGAAACAATCGATGCTGCCGTGGCAGCTCGCTCAGGAATATCCGACGACACCCGAGGAGGCGTTCGTCAAGTCAGGCAACCCTGTGTTCGACCTGGACTTGTTGGAGGAGATGCAACGTCAGGTCCGGTTTGGGGAGTCGGGGTATTTGCACAGGGTGTCGGCTAGGGCTGTGGAGTTTCGCCGATGAGTTTGGAGGTGTGGGTTCATCCGAATCCGCAGCATGGCTATGTGATGGGGGTGGACACCGCTGAGGGTTTGGGGCATGGCGATTATTCGTGTGTCCACGTTTTGGATTTGAACACGGGGGAGCTGGTCGCTGCGTGGCATGGGCACATTCCGCCTGATGCTTTGGCTGACGAGGTTTTGTCGTTGGGGCTCTGGTATCGGGACGCCTTGTGTTGTGTCGAGTCGAACAATCATGGTTTGACGACGATCACGATGTTGCGCCAGTTGGGGTATCCGAATCTGTTTCGGCGCCGTTCGTTGAATCAGGCGACTTCTAAGGTGTCCCAGGAGTTTGGGTGGAAGACGACTCGGACGACGAAGCCGTTGATGATTGACGATTTGTCGATGGCGTTGCGGAACAACGAGTTGACGATCTATGACCGTCACACGATTGCCGAGTTGCGGACGTTTGTCCGCAATGATCGGGGGTCGATGTCGGGGTCTCCTTACGATGATCGTGTGATTGCTTTGTCTTTGGCGAATCAGATGCGGAAGTACGCGTATGCGCCTGAGTTTGTGCAGAAGGTCGACGATTACTGGACTGTGGACTGGTTTGCCCGTTTGGGGGACCGTTCTGGTGCTGTGGGTGACGATTTGCGGATCGGTGGCACGACGGTGCGTGGGACACCGTATTTGTCTAAGTAGGGATCCCTACAATCCGAGAGGTGCCTTTATGGCAGTGAAGAACTTCGTGGCGTTTACGAACGGTACGGAAACCATCGATGGCCCGAAGGGGCAGAACAACAGGATGGAGCGCGGCGGTTCTGTCGTGTCGAATCCGATTTGGGAGCCGGCGGCACCGCAGTCTCCGAAGCAGCGGTTCGGCGACCCGAAGTACGCCAATCAGACTGGCGACTACGGGGAGATCAGCGTGCGTGAAACGCCGGTCAACCAGCATGGCATCGTCGGCAAGGTTGAGCCTGCGAAGCCGCAGCCTGACCTGAAGGGCCACAACGCCGCCCCACATACCAAGCGTCCGTAACTGTGGCGGTTCTGCCACCTGATGCGACGTTCGACGATTTCGTTTCATATACGGAATCTGTTCGGGGGCCTGTGGGTTCGGATGAACTCAGAGACCTCTGGGAGTGGCGTCAGAAGCTCCTGACGTTGCGCGTCGACACGAGGGTGGGTTACCGCTCCCAGTTGCCTGCCGATGAGCAGCATCTGTCTCGCCGCGAGTTGGGAGACAAGCGGTACCAGGAGGCGAAGTCTCAGGGTCGCAATATCGAAAGGTTGCCTGACAAGGCGTATTTCTGATGCCTCGCAAGACTCGCGGTGAGACCCTGGATCAGTACCGGCAGCGCATTGATCGTGCGCGTCGTTGGCGCGACCAGGAGGGTCTCGATGAGACTTGGTGGCGGCTGAACGACCTGTACCGTGGCCGGCACTGGCCTCGGTCGACGACGGCGCAACGCGATTTGATCGCTGTGAATCTGTCGTTTTCGACGGTGAACGTGATCGCCCCGTCGGTGTCGGTAAACCATCCGAAGATTGTCGTTTCCGCCAATGAGCCTCAGAACAGCGACAGGGCCGCCTTTGTGGAGGCGGTCGTGAACCATATGTGGCGGCATCACGATTTCCGCACTCCGTTCCGCCGTGCCGTGAAGGACTTTTTGATCTTCGGCCACGGCTGGGTGAAGGTGGGTTGGAAGTTCGTCGAGCAGGAGATGTCGCTGTCGGATGCCGAGCAGCAGGACATGCTCGATCAGGCCATTTCGGAGGTAGACGCGTTTGCTGCGGAGGCGCCGGCTTTGGCTGGCGGTCTCCCCACGGACGATGAGATGGCTGCGAATGTTCCCCAGACGGCGATGATGGTCGTGGAGGATCAGCCGTTCGTGGAGCGGGTTTCCCCGTTCGACATTTATGTCGATCCTGAGGCGACCTGCATGGACGATTTGACTTGGATCGCTCAGAGAATCGTTCGTCCTCTTGAGGAGGCGCAGAACGACAAGCGGTACCGGCCTTCGGTGCGGAAGCAGTTGACGGCCGACGGTGGGGTGAACCCGATGTACGCCGCCCAGTATCTCGACAACAGGGAGTACCTGTTTGACGAGGAGCGGGTGACGATTTGGGAGTTTTACGACATTCGTTCTAACACGATGTCGGTGTGGGGGGAAACGACTGACGAGTTTTTGATCAATCCGTTGCCGATGCCGTATGCGTATGGGCAGCCGTTTGTGATGCTCCGCAACTATGACGTTCCCGATTTCTTTTATCCGATAGGGGACCTGGAAGCCATCGAGTCGCTACAACTTGAGCTGGACAAGACCCGTTCGCAGTTGATGAACGACCGCAAGCGGTATGCCCGCAAGTATCTGTTCCATGAGCGGTCGTTTGGACCTGAGGGCCGCGAGGCCCTCGAGTCCGACGAGGACGGCCGCATGGTCCCTGTGGTGGACGAGAACAAGCCGTTGTCGGATGTTGTCATCCCGATGCCTCAGGTGCCGATTTCGCCTGAGATTTACGCCTACAGCGAGATCATCGAAACGGACATCAACACCGTGTCGGGCATTTCGGAGTACGCCAGGGGTGCGATGCCTGAGATTCGCCGCACGGCAACTGAGGCCAGCATTATTGCTGACGCTCAGAATGCGAGGGCGTCGGACAAGCTTGCCATCGTGGAGCTGTCGATAGCGATGATCGGCCGGCGCATCATCCAGTTGTTGCAGCAGTTTATGACTGGCGAGTCGACGGCCCGTGTGCCGAACGCCCCGAACGACTTGTTCGTGCCGTTCAGCCGTGAGGACATTGTCGGCGAGTACGACTACAGCGTCGAGGCGGGCTCAACGCAGCCGTTGAACGACACGATTCGCAAACAGCAGGCTGTGTCGCTACTGAACGCTATGGGTCCGCTTGTGGGCACCGTAATCAATCCGCAGGCGTTGGCCGCTCACGTTCTCAAGACTGGTTTCGACATTAAGGATCCTGAACGGTTCCTGATACAACCCCAGGCTGGACCGCAGACGGGCGGCCCAGAGGGCCAGCCTGTCGCTCCCCCTGGTGCGAATCAGGGACCAACCAGGGCGCCGGCACCCCCCATGCCGCCCCCTGGGGCACCGCCAGAAGGGGCTTTCGCTCCGACTGGCGGGGTTCCTCCCGAGCTGCTTTTGCAGTTGGAGAACCAGATGGGACTTGAACTACCCGCGTTGTAACCCGTTGGGGTGGGACAGCGCGCTTTGTGTTATAGGAGCAACCGTATAGGACTCCCTCAGAAGGGACGTGAAGTGCCCGAAGAAAACATGGAAGCAACGGAATCCGCTGCGGCGGACACCCCAGAGGTTTCATCAGAAGCAACGACAGAACCTGGAGATGCCTACACCGTCAAGGTTGATGGTGAGGAGTCGCAGGTCAGCCTGTCGGAACTTCAAGACGGTTACCAGCGTCAGGCGGATTACACCCGCAAGACGCAGGAACTGGCAGAAGAACGTCAGCGTTTACAGCAGGCTGAGGCGATTGCTTCGGCTTTGGAAACCGATCCAGCAGGCACCATAGCGGCGCTTTCGTCGGCTTTCGGCGTGACGGACACCCTACCGGCTACCGAACCGAACTATTCGGACGGGGTCGAGGAGGATCCGACGACGAAGCGGCTAGCGCATCTTGAGGCTCAGATGGAGCGGCAGGCGCAGACGCACAGACAACAGGCTTTAGAGCGCGAGGTTTCTACCCTCAAAAAGAAGTACGGCGATTTCGACACGGCAGAGCTGTTTCGGCATGCTTTGACGAATCGGATTCCCAACCTGGACGCTGCTTTCACGCACATGAAGTACGGGGAAGTGGCCGACACGGCTGAGAAGCTCCAGAAGGACCAGGAGATCACCGATGCGAAACGCGACGCCACGAAGGTGGCTAGCGGGAGCGGCACCCAAGCGGGGGCTGTTGTGTCGGAGGGTGGTTCTGACGGGAAGCCGTCTTCGTTGAGGGAAGCTTTCGCTCTCGCTAAAAAACAACACGGCACCTAACAAACCCTTAGGGGGGTGAGAAACTTATGGCTGGCAACAGCAATTTTGATGAGATTCTCTCCACCACGCTTAAGAACTACGTCCCGAAGCTGACAGATAACATCTTCAGCGCAAGGCCGTTGTTCTACGCTTTGACGAATGGTCAGACCATTCGTCGGATCAGTGGTGGTGCGAAGATCGTCGTCCCGATCATTTACGGGACCAACTCGACCGCTGGGTCGTATGACGGCACCGATACTATCGACACGACTGCTCAGACTGGCATTTCTGCGGCTGAGTACGACTGGGGGCAGTATGCGGCCACGGTGACCATTTCGGGCATCGAGGAAGCCAAGAACAACGGTGAGGCTCAGATCATCGACCTGCTGGAAGGCAAGATTTTCCAGACGCAGGAAACCGTCATCGAGAACATGAACACCATGTTCTGGGCTGACGGGACTGGCAACAGCAACAAGGACTGGAACGGTCTAGGCAACATTGTCGGCGGCACGGGCGTGACCCTTGGTGGGATCGACCCGACTGCCTCAGGCAACTCGTTCTGGAAGTCCACTGAAGTCGATCAGAGTGGTGCGATCACTGTAGCCGCCATGGCTAACATCTATAACACCATTTCGGTTGGCAACGACCAGCCGACGATTGGCATCACCACGCAGGCTTTGTACGAGAAGTACGAGGCACTCTTGGAGAGCCAGATTCGGTACACGGATACCGACATGGCTGATGGCGGGTTCCAGAACCTGCTGTTCAAGGGCTGCCCCGTGACCTTCGATGACGCTTGTGCATCTGGTCAGTTCCTGTTCCTGAACACCAAGTACCTGCAACTGGTAGCTCACAGTGATGTCTGGTTCAAGCCGACACCGTTCGTGCGCCCAACCAACCAGGACGCTGTGTACTCACAGCTTCTGTGCTACGGACAGTTGACGTGCAGCAACCGCGCACGCCAGGGGTTCATGCACTCGGCTACCTGATCCTGATGGGACGAGGATTCGCTAACGCTTACAAGGCTGGCTCACGCCCATACGGGCGGCCCGCTGGCGACAACTTTCGGGATTCGACTCCACGGCCTCAAACTGTGGGGTTCTCCCGAAACGTCCAGCAAGTCAATCCGATAAGCAGCGAACCCGTCGTCCCAGAATCGGTCAAGTGCAGTTCTCTGACCCGCGACGGGGCGCCCTGCAAGGGGCGTCCCGTCGGGGACGGAGACCTGTGCGTTTTCCATAGGGAGTAGCTGTGGACATTTCGACCATGCGGTCGTATGTCCGCTCAGTGGTTGACATCGATACGTCGGACATTTCCGACGATGTGATGAACCGCTTCCTGGGTGAAGCCTACGACGTAATCGTCTACTCGGAGAAACGCTGGCCGTTTTTCGAGGTTGCGACCACATTCGACACGGTCCAAGATCAGAAGGACTACACGGTCGCTGTGGTCGGTGCGGCGGTCACGAACGGCCTGCGTGAGATAGCGGCTCTCAGGACCGACAATCACGTTCTCGAGTACATCGGCCGTGATGACGGCGATGTGATCTACCCGTTGGATAGCAATACCAGTGGTAGGCCGTGGTATTGGTCTTTCTGGGCTGATTCGATTCGCCTGTACCCGACCCCAGGGTCGGTCGACACCGTTTACGTTCGGGGGTACAAGGATCCCGCAGCGTTTGGCGCTGGGGTCTCGGACGCTACCGAGCCGTCGGATCTGCCGACACCGTTCCACATGGTTCTCGCTACTTACGGGATTGCCCGTGCTTACGAGCAGCAGGAAGACCCGACGATGTCGGCGCAATACTTTTCGATCTTCAACCAGGAGTTGGAGAACCTGCGGGCCCGCTACGAGGACATGCCGGCCGCTCAACCGGTCAGGTTGAACAGCCGGTCGGCGTCACGGTGGATGTCGCAGTCGTACCTGCCGAGGCGGTTGCGTTATTCGTGGGAGCTGTAGGTGGCTTCTACCACTTGGAAACTCGAGGCCCTTGAGGCTTTCACGGGTGGCCTGAACCTTCGTTCCGATCAGTTCAATCTGGCCGAGAACGAATCCCCTGATCTTCTCAACGTCCTTGTTGATCCGCGTGGCGGGATTCGCCAACGCGACGGCGTGGACCGCAGGAACACGACGGCGTTGAGCGCCGACATTCAGGGCATCTGGGCGTTGCACACTGATAGCGGCACCAATCAGGTGATGGTCAACTACGGCACGAAGGTTGCCCACAGTGCGACGGCGAACTTCACCGACCTGACCGGTATCACCGCTCGGACGGACGGCAGCCGCGTGTACGGCGTGACGATGAACAACGTCGCCTACGGGGTGTCCTACGACAAGGTGTGCTTCAAGTGGGACGGGACGACAGCAGCCGATTTGGGGGTCACGCTCGGGTCGGCCGGCAACATGCCGCAGGCCCAGTACATCGCAGCGTGGAACAACTTTGCGTGGGTTGCCAACACCTACGAATCGGGGACAGCGCACAAGTACCGTCTGAGGTGGTCGAACGCCAACGATCCTGAAACGTGGACGGCGAACGACTACGTCGACATCGACAAGGGAGACCACGGCGATTACATCACGGGCCTGTGCCCGATGGGTGATCGTCTGCTGGTGTTCAAGTCGAACAGTGTGCATGCCGTGTTCGGCTTCGATTCTGATTCTTTCCAGGTTGTGACGTTGAGCAACGATGTCGGGTCGGTTCCGTTGTCGTCGCCGGTAGCGACACCGTTCGGGGTGTTCTTCTGGTATGCCGACCAGGGCGCCTACCTGTATAACCGTGAGTCGTTTGTTTGGATCTTCGACAAGGTGTCGCCAGCTGTGGACGACGGGCGCATTTCGTTTGCCACGAACCCGCAGCTCGGATGGGGGAACAACAAGCTGTACGTTTCGGTCGACTGGACGGAGGCCGGCTCGACGACCCGTCGGACGTTGATCTACGACCCGACGATCGCCGGCGGGGCCTGGGTAACGACCGACATTGACGCTGCGGCCATGTATTCGTACCGGCCACCGAACGATTCCTCAACCGTTTACGGGGCGTGCGTCGCCAACACGGGCGTGTTGATCGACGTTGAGGACGAACAGAACCGGTCCACGGACCGGTATGCGTCGTCTGCCGAAACGCACATTTCGTCGTATTTTGTTACACGGTGGGTGTCGGGCAAGAACCCGATTGTGAAGAAACGGTGGGGGCGCCCCCGTTTGGTGACTTCAGCTGAGGCGACCATTTCGTTGCCGGTTTCCGTTTTTAAGGATTACGACAAGTCTGCTGCCACTGGCAGTTTCAATGTGAGCATTTCGGGCAAAACGTCTACTTCGCTGTGGGGGACAGCCAAGTGGGACGACGGCGACGATACGTCGCCGTATTGGGCTGCGTGGGATGCGATCTCGCGTGATCTCACCGCTGTGGTGTTGAATCTGCCCACACTCGGGACAGCGAAATCTATAAGTGTGAAAGTAAGCGGGCCCACTTCCAATAACCATTGGGAAATGAACGCTTTGGCTTTTGCCTACACGCCCAGGAGGCTCCGATAGATGGCGACACTGGCCGTTACCAACTCGTTCTCCGCCGGCACGACGATTGTCGCCGCCGACATGAACCAAAACTTCGACGATGTCGAAGCGTTCATCAACAGCGCCCCTGGTGTTGTCCAGAACAGCATCGTGGACGCCAAGGGCGAC